CTATTCACCCACTGCCAAACTTTATCTTTATCTAAATTAATACATTCTGGCTGATTTAATGGTAATATAAATCCTTTACGTTCAAATGAAGAAACGTATATAGCGATAACCTCTGCAATAGCCGGGTGAGTATTGTCATTTCCTAAGACATAGTCAATATAACACTTGTCTGTAAGAATATCGCACATTTCTGTAAATTGGTCTGGTGTTTCGATAAGATAGAACATACCTTATCAATATATAAAAATTATTTTTAATAGCCACCTCTTCCTGATGAAGATCTTCTTGTTCCTGTAGATCTTCTAACTGGAGTAGTTGTTCTGCTCATTTGTGGTCTAGAAGGTGATTGTCTTGGGGTTGCTCTTCTAGTTGCTCTTTGAGCTTGTTGATAATTTTCAAAATCTCCATAATCAATATCAGATACAGGTGGTGTTCTAGGTATTGCAGTTTCTATATTATCTGCTAGGGTAGTTAAATCGTCACTAAATTTTAGTAAAGCATGAGGTTCAGGAACATGTTGTGCACCTACCATTGGTCCTTTATCAGGATGTATGTGGTAGGAACCAATATATTCTCTTCCATCTTCATAATATAATTCTCCACCTGTTGTATTTAATGGACCATCTATAATTTCAAATTCATTTAAAATTGGAAATAAAGTTGAAATAAAAGGGAATGTTTGTTCTAATAATCTTAAATTATTATTATTAGTTTTTCTAGTTCCATTTTTTAATGCCCATATTATAGAACCTGCTTCATATAAATTATAGTCGTAATCTTTTTTTTCTTGTAATTTTTTAATTACATTAAAATTTACTTCAATATACCCCTTAGGTTGGTTGATTCTTCGAACAAAATATCTAGTATAATAACCTCGTTGATAATCTTTTTTTGTTGGTATATTTTTACTTAGGGGTATTGTTTTTGTGTTTTTTAAATATTTTTTCTTTTTTGGGGATAAAATACTGTATTTTTGTGTATCATACCCAATTCCCATAACATTGTTAGAGGGTTCTTCTATTATTTTTACAATTTCTCTACCCAAATTAATAACATCTGTTCCTTCATAAAATCTTCCTGTACTTAATTCTAAATATTTACCACTAAAAGATTCTTTTGAATTTTTATATCTAAATTCTCCTACAAGGGCTTCTTTTATATTAATTTTAGATTTTGGAAAATATGGCATAATTTACTTTTTAGAGTGGTTATTCAGTAACTATTTGTATTTCTGTATCTTCAAAATCAGGATCTACTCGGTCAGGGTTACCATCCATTACAGTATCCCATCTCATCCATCCTATTTTTCTTGAAGATGGTAAATTTGGGAATTCTTTTTGTCTTAAACTATCTAAATCTGACCATTTACCGTCAGCACCATTTAAGTCAACTTTATAAGAATCATTTATAAGAACTGGGACTCTTAAAACTGCTCCATCATCAAAGTTAGAAGGATCAAGGGCACTATCATTAAAGTCTATTAAGAACCATACTGTTCTTCTTTCACGTTCTACTTCTCTAATTTTAAAAGTAACATATGGTTTTCCTTTATCAGGTCCCGAAGGATATATTTCTATATTTTCATCATATCTTTCTGTTTCTGTAATTGTAGCTATACCTGGTTTAATATCAAGAACATATCCTAATTCTAATCCTGCTCTATCTTTTTTAAATAAACCAATAGAATTATCACTCCACTTAATTGTTTTTTCATTTTTAACAAAAATATCATTTCTTACTGCAGTAGGGCTATTATTAATTTTAAGGAATAAAGGATCGCCTATCTTAATAGCTGCTAAACTTTGGTCTAAATCACTTTGTTCTTCATCTATTTGATCAGCTGATTCTTTACTATATTCTTGTGTTTCTGGTATTTCATCAATTTCTCCTCTATATTCAAGTATTAAAGTTTCTTCATCTACTTCTTTTCCTAAATCTAAAGATATTAATTGACCCATAATGTCTGTGGTCCAATCTTGCCCTGCTGTGATTGTTTGGTTTTCTCTCCAAATAACAAATGCTATATCATCACCTTGATATCCTTTAGGTAATCGAGTATTATCAATTTTAAATACACTACCTATTCCTATACCCCCTATCCCATCCATTAAAGCATTAAATTGTAAAGGAATTATAGCTGATTTTGCTGGAGGGTTATAATTTGGTTTATTTTCTCCCTTATAATATTTAGGTGTTGCAGCAGGGCTTTGGTTAGGGCCTACTCCTTCTAAATCTCCTTCTTCATATTGATCCTCTCTAAATCTAGAAAGTATAGATCTAATTCCTTTTTCTACATCTTTTACTAATCGTTTAGCATATCCTACAGCTAATTTATTAGTTTGTGCTCCTGTTTCTTCATTTATTTCTATAAAATCACCTCTTAACATATTTCTTTTATAATCACGTAAAAATAATATGTCATTCATTAGTCTGTTTACATCCCTATCATAATCACTACTTAATCTTTGCACAGTACTATCTGAAATTGTTTTTTCTATGTTTTTAGAAAATCTATTTTTTATCATTTTATTAAAAGCAGCAAAACTAACATTATCTAAACTGTCAATAGATTTTGCTTGTGCAGTAATAGCAGCTGTAGCTGATAGGGCAGAGGGAATTACAGAATTAATGTTAAAATCTCTTACTACAGATTCATTACTTTGAATTTTAAATTCAAATAATGATTTAGGGTCAATTTGATTACTTTGTACTATGTAATCTGATATTTTAATTACATTAGGTCGATCAAATTCTATACGAATATTAAAATCATGGGTCCCCCCACAAGCTATATTTACATCTGTCCAAATTTGATTTATATAATCAAATAAATTAAAATCTTCTCCCTCTTGGGATTTGTATAAATTAAATAAATAATCTATATTTAAAAATATTTTTCCTATACTTCTTTCTGGAGCTTTACCACTACCAAAAACATTTTCTCCTTTACCTAATTGTTTATAAGAAACAATTTGGTGAGGTAATAAACAAATAGCAGGATCAACACTCATGTCCATTAATTGTTCTAAATCAATAGGAGTTTGATTGCCGGGAGTAAAAAGTTTATTAGATGTTTTTTTAAATTGAAAAGTACTATATGTAGAATATTGTCTTTCATTTAAAGACTTTCCTAAAGGTCGTTCTAAATATGTAATTTCTGTTATAGGTTCAGAGATTGCATTGTCTCCTCCATCTTTAACTTTTTCAATTATAAAATTATTTAAAATTTCAACTAAAAAATCCCATCTAACATAATTGTATCCTGCTTTTGTACCTTCAATACCTTCTTCTCCTTCTACTGAAAGAGGTTCTCCTCTATGTAAAATAAAAGAATCTATATATTCTTCTAATTTATCTACAGAACTTTCATAGGTATCTACTTTATTCTGTAGATCTTTACCTGTATGGTAGGTATCATCGTACATCCCTACAGGTTGGGAATTGCTGTCAACCAGACCCTTTTCGGGGTCAAAAGTTCCAAGTGGATTGACTAATTCATCTTGGTTTATAGGATCAAGAGTATATAATTTATCTATTTTATCAGATTCACCTTCATTTTTTAATTCTGCAAAATATTTAACTATTGTTTTAAATGTAGAATGCATTTGGACATTTAAGGGATATACTGAAGATTTTGGTCTTACATTTGTTTTATTTACTATGGCTCCACTTGCTTTTAGAGCAAAACCTTCTATATACTCTTTTAAAACATATAAATAATATTCTAAATCAGTAACAGGATATTCTTTATCTTCTATAGTTTTAACAAATCCACTATTAGTTCCTTTTAGTCCTTCTAAAATTTCTCCCATAGCCATAATCTCAGTACTACAATCAAAACCACCATCGGGACGAGATATAATTTCAAAATTTTTACAAACTCCTAAAAATCCATCATAATTACCACCTGCTTTTATTTTATTTTCTAAAATTATTCCATTAATCTGTTCTTGAGTAGTATTACTATTAAAAAATTCAGGAATCCAGGGAAATTCTGATTGTCTTTTTATAGTTCCTGCTCCATCATCTGAAATGTAAGTAGACCAGCCCCATTCTAATAAAACAGGATAACCTGCTCTCATATAAAGTAATTCTAAGATTTCAAGTTGACGTCTATTATGGCATTTAAAATTTACTTTTGCTATTCTAGTTTGTCCATAACGACCATGAGTTTGAATTTGAGCATCTATAATTCCAGGCATTGGAACTATACCCATATCTTCTTTAGCATCTGAACGAATATATGGATCCCCATAATGGAAACCATACCCCTCTTGATTAAAATTTGATTTACCTGATCCTGGAAAACCATTTCGTGGGCCTCGTTTAAATTGAGTATTATTTTTTATACCCCCAAAATCAATATTTTTTGCAAGTACTCCCCCTTGAAGCATATAGCGTATAGCCATATTTTCACCTTCTAAAACACCATTACCTTCATATTTACCTTTTTCAGGTACTTCAGTGTCAGGGAGTAAATCAACACCTGAACACATTCTAATAGCACATTGTCTTGATGTAGTGTAAGTGTAAAACGCCCCTGCTGGTAATTTATCTTTAGTACCACCATCTTCCTTACTTAAATCAACTGTGCTTGTATTAAATCTAGACCCACCATCATTACCTTGTTTAAGAATAGCTTCTCTTATCCTAAGTTGTTTTCTTACAAAGGGTTTTATTGTTTCTTGAAATAAACTAGACATAACTATTTATTTAATGATTCAAAGTTTTGCATTATACCTTGAGTGTCAGTTGGAATTCGAATTTCTAATCCTGGTTTTAAATTAAAAGTATCTCTTTTTACTACACCTGGATTAGCTGTAGCAATTACCCACCACATATCCACATCTTGGTAAAATTGATTTGCAAGTAAGTCTAATCTGTCTCCATCAGTAGTAATTATATAGATGTCTTCAATAGAAAGAGGGATTTCAGGATACTTAAGAGCCCTATAAGTTCTTTTTCCACTTAATTTTTTTACTTTTAATGTTCTTAATCTACTTGCCATATTTTAATTAACTTACACCGTATCTATTTGCTTCATCTTCTAATTGTTGATCTTGTTGTTGTTGAATTTCTGCTTGAGTAGGTTCTAGTGGGTTTGAAAAACTTCCATCATATCCTGGATTATACCCCTCACCTGTAAAATTTGAATAAGATTCTTCATTACCTGGACCTGAATCTCCATATTGTTCAGTGTTATCAATTGGTGGAGTTGGGTTAAATTTTTCTTGTAATTTTAATTTTCCTCTTCTTAAGGCCTCCATTGTGGTATCAGCAGCATCTAATTCAGACCATTTTTGTACATCATGTAATATACTTTCTTTGTCTTTTAAAATAAATGGTGAATCAGTAACTGATCTTTGTGGGGTAAAATTATGAATAGGTAAGAATGTAACACTAACATCTAATACATGAGGTAATACTAACATATCAGTATCTTGTCCTCCTTCAGGGGAATCTATTGAAATTTCCCAAGGGTAATCTTTTTGCCATGATAAATTTATATTTTGTATAAAGCCAGGAATTCTATCACACCATGATCCTATAGTTAATCTTACAAATCCTGCTCTCATTCTTCCTTTTTTATATTCAGGAGCAGTTTGGGAAACTAAATAATTTAATTTTCTATAGAGTGGCATCATTTCATGACGTGTTTGAGCCGCTACTTTAAAACTAAATCCTATATCACGTTTAAAATTATTATATGTGTAAAATGTTTCACCTCTACCGTTGTAGTTAAATTCATTAAAGCTAGCATTATAATTATCTTTTAAATCATCTAAAAATGCTCTAAAAACCATAACATTAGATTTATTAGGATTATCATTATCTACAGCTTCAAATCTAAATTTAATTAAATCTCTGGCTTCGGGGATAATAGGTCTACCATTAAATTTAACTATATCTAACATATTTAGCTTATCTACTTTTGTATCTAAATAAGTATCATATCTATTATTATTACTAAAAATATAACTATTTCTACCATCTTTTCTATATTCTGCTCCGGGGTTTCCTGTTCCTATTCTAGATTCTCTATAATATTTTCGATTATTAAAATTTATATCTCCTTGATAATTAGTTCCTATATATGGTCTTCCTAATGATTGTAAATAATTTTGTACGTTAGTGGCTCTTGAAATATTATCAGAAAAAGAATCAGCTAGCTTTCTAGTGTGTATAAATCCTGTACCTACTCCAGATTCAAAATTTGTACCTGGCCCTCCTGTTGTAGTATTTGTATGATTAAATTTTCGTATACTAGTTCTTCCTATACCATATGTTGAACCTGGACCTCCTCCATATTCATATAACATAGGTGTATTTTTACCTGTAATTGTTTGTACAAAATCAGTAACATTTTCTGCAGTATCAGCAAGAAAATCACGCGCACCTGCTGCAAAACCTGTTCTATTAACTTCTTCATCTTCGGTAGGGACAAATTGATCTTTTATATGACTATTAAATAGTGTTACTAATCTATTTCCTTTAAATTTATTAGTTTTACCAGTAAATTTAATTTTTTTATCTGTTACATCTGCTTTTTCTCTTACTACTGTTTCATATTTATTTTCTTCAGGCCATATTGGTAATAAACCTGCTCTGTCAAAATGAACACCACTAAAATTTACAAGTGATTGGGCTAATAAATTAGTTCCTAAAGGATTAAACTGTCTATTTCGGCGTAAACCTAAATAATCAGTTGATGATGGTCTATCTTCTATAGCAGGATTAGTGGCTTGTAATGCTACCTGTTTAACTAAAAAACCAATACCTCTGTTTGAAAGATAAAAATTAGTTAATCTAGTAAAATCTGTTGTTGATCTTGATAATGCAGTTACAATACCTCCTCTTACTAATCCGTCTGTTACACCATCTATAAATCCTAAGCCTTTAAGTTTGTTTTGTGAATCTTCAACTCCTGGTATTTCTTGATTTTTACTACCTAATAAAGCACGAGGGTTACCTATAAAAGGTTCTCTACTAAAACCCAATCCAGTCCTATCAAAGGCTCTGCCCTCACCAAATTTAAAACTTCTTTGATTAAAGGTTATAGCCTCTAAATGAAGTTCTTGAGTTGGATATGCAGAACTATCTACAGGAGTAGATGAATCTGATAAATCTGATAAAAGTTGTCTTAAAGCCATATTTTAATAAAATCCTCCGTCAGGGCCATTGTTTTCATATTTTCCTGTTGATGGTAAACCACCATTTAAATCCTGATCTACTGGGTTCCCACTTTGTGGAGCTAAAAATGCTCCATTATTATACACTGATAATAATGATGTTCCAATTGGATTAGGTCCATTAGGTCCTGCATGAAACATTGAATCTAAACCTAAGTTAAATTGTGGTCCTGCTAGACCATTTAGATCTTGAGACACTGGGTTCCCACCTTGAGGGGCTAAAAATGCAACATTTTCTGTTATAGCTTTACTATATACTTCTGTTAAAGAAGTTGGGGTTGGATTTGGTCCATCTGGTCCTGCATGAAATTCTGAATCCATACCCAAATTAAAAGGTGGTCCTTGTTGTGTAAGCATATTACCTACAGGTCCGTCACCTACTAAATCATATAAACTAGTTTTGTCTTTTAGTGCCATAATATTATTGTTTTGTTATAAATATTAAAATTACTAATTACCTGTCATTTTTGAGCTATAAGGAACCTTTGCATTATTTATTCCATTAACCCCATTAAAATTATCATATTTTGTATGAACTGTAATTCGTGTATTAGCTAATCCATTTTCTACTGCTTTTTCTATGTCTTTAGGGTTTCCAAAGTTCATATATGCATCTGATGTAGTGTCAAATTGACCAAGGGTCATTTGTGAGTCCATTTTAAGAATATCAAGAAGACCAATACTACCCTTTTCCATTGCAGCAACTATATTAACTACAAATACTTTTAATTTTTCTATAGCAGCTGCGAATTTTTGTTGTAATGAAAGTTGCATGTAAGATCTAGCTAATTCTCTTTCTCCTCTAGATTCAGCTTCCTGTGCTAATTGATCAAGGTTAGCTCGTTTCATTAAAATATTAGATAATTGATCTGCTTCCATTCCTACTGCTCTAGCTAATTGTTCTTGTTGAAGAACATTTAATTTACTAAATTCATAAAAATCACCTACATTAGCATTAATTTCTTCAGTTAATAATTCATAGTCTCCTGTTAATGCTGCTAATCTAGCTCTTTCTAAATTAAGTTGTCTTCCTGTTATTAATTCAGCTTCTAATTCAGCAGAAATACTTTCTTGAAAATTTAAAAGTGACCTTCCTGCTGATGCTACTTCTTTTAATTCCATACCAAAAGCTCTTGCTCTTGATATTGCGCTTGCGATTGCATCTGAACTTCCTCCTAATTGAGCTCTTATTTGGCCTGTGACTTTACCTGTTTCTTCTAAAATAGATTTATGGTCTAATAAAAGTCCTGTTTGTTTTCCTACTTCTATTGAAGAAGCAAGTGCACCTAAAGCTACATCACTCATTGACTTTCCAGCTAAATTAGCAGCTTGGTATAACCCAAATGTTGATTCGGCTGTTAAACCCATTCTGTGTTGAAGGGTAGCCATAGTATCTAAAATTTCCTCTGAAATAATTCTAGCAGAAGTACCTAATCCTTTATTGATTAAGTTCATTGCTTGGCCTATTTTTTCGGCTGTTTGAGTAAAATCAGCTGACCTTCTAGCAATACTATTAAAACTTAAATTAATATCACGAGCTTCACCTGCACCTACACCTAAATTTCTACCTACTTCAGCAGCAGCATTACCTACACTAAGCATCATTTTAACTAATGCAGCAACTCCTGTTATTAATAATCCTATAGGATTTGAATATAAAGCATTAACAAAATCTACAGCTTTTTCTGCTAAACCACCTGTGAGGTCATTTAACATTTTCATTTGAGATTTTGATAGATCTAATAATATTTTTTTCTCTTTTAATGTATTAATGTCTCCATCAGCAAGTTCACTTAATTTTTTAGCAGCATCTATTTGAGATTCTATATTAAGTATTTGATCTTGGGAAAGTTTATCTTCTTCTAATAATAAAGTATTTTTTTCTTTTTCTAAATCTCTAACTAATTTTTGTCTTGATTCTTGTAATTTTAATAAATCATTAATTTTTCCTTTACCATCCGCAATTTGATCTACTAAGATTTTTTCCTCATTTAAAGCTTCTATTAAACCTTTAGATAGATCTTCTTGTCCTTTTAATTCATCTTCTGCCATAGTATGATTATTTATTATAAATATAGAAAAAATAAAGGTGCTTATGCACCTTTATTACTTTTTAAAATTATATGTTGAAGAAGGTTTTATATTAGGTCTAGCAATAGAATCTGTGTTTGATTGTTGTTTTGCTTGTTTTTCCCTTGCTTCTTGTTGCTTTTTATTATATTCACTTATTTTTTGAATGTGAAATTTTCTCATCCAAATTGGCATATTATATACTTCAGAATGTATGAATCCGCCGTTTCCATGGTACACTAAGTCGTGTATCTGAGTAAATAATGATACTCTATACTCCGACGTCAGGCCAAAAAAAGTCGACTCCAAGGGGAAACGGTACACCATATTCAATGTACCCATCGGAGTAAGTCAAATCTACCTTTAATTCTGTGTCTGGGGAAATTTCTTTTATGTGAAGTCTTAAAGCTCTTGCATCTCTTGCTAATAATGTTTTATCAACAAAATCTCTAACTGTTTTCATATCAAAATTACCATCAACTGCTATAATTGTGTGTTTTAAACGAGTAGTTCCTTCAAAACCTTCTCTATTTAAACGTTTTAAACCCTCTAATTCTTGAGTAATTTTCTTTTCATCACCATGAGTTAAAAATTTAAATGTAACTGTACGTTTTGAGGCGGGTAATTGGAATTCAAATTCATTTTTTCCTTCATTTACTAAAGAACTGTCTAATTCTTTATCATTTAAAGAGGTTAAATCAATTGATACAATTTCTGATTGTCCTGTTTGTGGGTGGTTTTTCTTTATTTCATAATTTGCACCATAACCTAAAATTCTAGATGCAATTAAAACTGCATTTTTATCACCAATAAGTAAATCATCAAAATCAAATTTATCAACCATAAGTGATTGGACTAATTTGTCTAATACTGTTCCATTTTTAATGTAATTAACATTTGTAAGGATATCTTCTTCACGAGCAGTCATATATTTCATTTCGACTTCTCCTTTTTTTAAAGGACTATCTTTTGCATAGAGTAAACCTTTTGAGGGTAGAGTAATTAACTCTGAGGGGAATTTTTGTTCTTCCATAACTTTTTATTAAAACTAGTTCAGATATACATATATAGGAAAAAGAAAGGACGTCAAAAAATGACGTCCAACCTCGCAACTTCGGGAGAGAAGTATATTTTAGTAATTTAAAATTGCATAATCCATTTCAACAGTTAAATTAATCATTTGTGGTGCACCGTCTTGTGCCCAATCTAAATCACCAAAATTAACTGCTTGACAATAAGCACCTTTTAATTTCCATTCTTCAACTACATCACCTACAGGACCTAAAGATTGAATATTAATATCTTTTTTGTAAAAATCAGAATAACCATCTCTACCTGTAACTGACTCATGTGACAAACGAACCCATTCCATTACTGCTTGTGCTCCTGATGGTGTTACTGGATCGTATAATTCCATTTGAATTGGATTCCAAACTCCTTTACCTTTAATTTTTCTTTTAGTATTAATATGATCTAAAGTTATATTATTAAATGTAATACTTGGTCTGTTAGTTTTTTTAATTAAATAAGAAGGAATTCCGTCAATTAGCATTATAAACCTATTTTGTAGTTTAGGTTCGAATGCTGTAAACATCATTTGGTTTGTTTCTAATATTGCCATCGTTTGTTATTTTATTCTGTTATAAATATAAAGGATTCCTTTTTTTAGTATCCTCCTCCACCATTTCCTTCAAATGTAGCACCTGTTGGAAGTACATTAAAGTCAAGGATTATAAATTCTGCTGTTTTAGTTGGTTGTAAATAAATAGCACCTACTAATTGGTTTCTATCTACAACATCTGCTGTATTATTAGCTTCATCCATTTGTACTCTAAATGAGTATAAACCTTGTCTTTGTTGTACTGATTCTAAATAAGGATTAACAATATTTAAGAATCTATTACGTGTTGCATTTGTGTTTTGTTCAAATACTAAATATCTTGAAGAACTTGCAATAAATTTCTTAAGTGCAATTAATAATCTACGAACATTAATTCTGTCTAGTGCTGTTGATCTTTCTTGAAGTGTCTTTTGACCCCAAATACAAACTCCTGTTTGTGGGAATGTTGCAATTGGATTAATTTTAGCATTATATAAACGATCTCTTTCAGCTTGATTTAATCTCATTTTAGCTTCAATTACGTTTCCTAATACACCTCTATTTAAACCTGCTGGTGCAAACCATTCAGCTGCAATTCTGTCTGAAGCAGCAATTGCTCCTGGAACTATTACTGATGGTGGAACTAATACGGGAGTTCCTGAAGGACCATTAACTTTAACCCATGGGTAATAAACTGCAGCGTAATTAGTGTCTAACCCACTTACTGCGTTTATAGCTTGGTTTACTGAATTATTATATGGGGATAAATCCATTACATAGAATGCATCTCCTCTGTCTTCACACATATCAATAGTAGCGTTTGTTACTGTTGAATGGATATTATGAATTACACCTGGTAATGATACCATATTAATATCATATTCATCTTGGTTTGAAAGAATATTAATTGCTTTTTTATATCCTTTAGAACCTGCTTTACCATTAGTCATGTCAAACCCATATAAATTTTCACCACTTTCATAAGTAGAATGTAATGAACTTTCATTTCCTATAAATTTAACTTGGTAAGGGGCTATTCCATCAAAGCCACCTTGAAAACAAACTGAAAATTTAAGTTGATCTGCTGTTGGTCCTGTTACTCCTGTTGGATCTATTGAAGCACTTAACGAACCTGACCATAATGAAGAATTTGGGTGACCTGAATGATTATCAACATTAAAATTACCTGCTGTATTAGCTTGTTTAGATGTATCTATAGGGTTAAGGAAATTAAGATTATCTGTGTCTTTTTCATCAAATTTCCATCCTAAGAATGCTCTATTATTATAATTTCCTCCTATTTCTTGAGCATCTTCATATGAAGCTGATGGGAAAGCTACAGCACTTCCAAATTTAGTTGAGTCCATTGGATTTACAACTGCTTCAAATCCTTTAGGAGATAATTTAGGACTAATTGCTTTTTCGGCTACAGCATTTGAAACTTCTACCCTACATAATTGTGAAACATTAGGATAATTACCAAGTAATTCTACTTTACCTAAAGTGTCATTATATTGTGGGTACCTGTCTCCAATTACTCTTGCGATGTAATTTGGACTTTCTGGATTTAAATTACAATTATTATATTGTTCTAAAATTATTGGATTTTTGTCTGTGTCATTATATCTTCTAATTAACACTGAGAATGTTGAATATTGTTCTTCACCATCTATATCTCCTGGTTCTCTTAGACTTGTAATAGAGATCTTATAATCTGTATTGCATTCATTACCATGTCCTAAACTATGGAATTTAAATAATTGTTTTTCTCCTTTTGATTTTTGAGATATAATAAAAGGTGTGGATGCGTATGAATATCCCTCTTCTTGTCCTAAACCATCAAATTTAATGTTAGAATCAAGATTTGTAAAAACAAGTTTATTATCGCTTCCATAAGAAGAATATCCATTAGCACTAAGGTTTGTGCTTCCTTGGAATAATTTTTGTAAATTTTTAAAGTTTAAACTAGAATATCCTGGTGTACCATCATATCTATCAACAGCTGTTTTACTATTATTAGGTGAATTTCCTAATTGAGACATTAAATAATTATCATTATCTGGGTCTAAAGATGCTTTAATGTCTGTTTGAGTAACATTAGTTCCTTGTAATCGTAAAGTAAATTCTGTTAAGGATACTTTTTGTGAATCTGCTCCAGCTGGATTTGTAAATTGGGTACTTTGTAAACTAGGGGTACCCAAAGTTGATTTAGAAGGTGCAATTACACCTAATAAAAGACTTTCACCAATTGTTTCATCTACACCACCCATACCATCTACAATTGCAGGTGTACCTGTAAATGCATCTGCGGGTTGATTCATTTTAGGATATACAAAAATAGGTGAAGTTGAATGTGATGATGAAGCAATTTTTATATTTCCAGATGTTCCTACTACTGATCCTGTGATATTAACTTTAAGGGCACTTCCACCTGCATCTGCACTATCTGTTGAAGGGTTATAATTATCTAAAGAGGCTGAAACTGCAGTAATGTTATTTGTTTGACTGTTAATTGCATTCATTAATGCTGTGGCTGCACCGTTTGTTGAGGTACCATCTAAAAATACTTGTCCAAATCTACTGTCACTTGTGTCGTCTAAAGTTTCACCTATATTTGTTGCTTGTGGTTTATTAACTAAACCAATAATACTTTCAACAAAAACAAAATTTGTATTGTCTATTCTGAGTATATTATTTTCTCCATTTTGATTTTGACCGTCATCAGGTGGAAGTAAAAATTCTACAGAT